TCTTAGCTACCTCACTGAAATGACCACACGAAGAAAAAGTACTCCCGACACAGAAACAGTTCCCCCAGATAACACCGAGGAGACAACCACTGTGACAACTGCACCTGAACACCCTATCGAGGAACTAGGCGAGTCTCACATGGAGCCTCACCAGGAAATCCCTCAGGAGGACCACCCTGAGGCAAGCTCCGAGGTGCCCCCTGTGAAAGAAGCAGAGGCGGCACTACGACCACCCGCACTCGCTAAGCGACTACCGTCAAAAAACACTCCGAAATTTTCCCTCAAGATACGGTAAACTATGCCCCAAAGCCTGAGAAACATTCCATGGATTCGACAACAGGCCGAGATGGCGAAAGCCATCGAAGCCAACGCAAGGTACGCCGGGTCACCCAGGGGAACTGTTCGTGGGACCATAATTAGTGTTGAAGACCCTGAAGACTTGGGAAGAGTCAAGGTGCTGTTCGACGCCATGAATCCTCAGGATATCCCGTCAGTCGAAGGTGCTGGGGAGTTTTCTCTACCGAGGCCAGGAGAGTCAAGCAACTTGTCACACTGGCTCGATGTTTCCCCGGCATTTAAGGGAAAGCAGCCGAAGACACTCGAAGGAAAGAGAGTGAATATCGCCCTAAGTAACGGAGAGTACCACTATGCAGTTTTGCAAGACGTACTGTACGATCCTCAGAATTTGACAGATGGCTCTCAACAAGCTCTACAGATTCCGAGCAATAGCACAATGACTCGGCTGCCGATATACGAAGCTGGCGGTCTGCCCCCGGCATGCAAGGAGAACCACGGCTGCACTGTTGTTGAAGAAAATGGTCCAATGAACTCAGATTGGGTGTGTATTTGTCTGAAGAGAGACGGACAGTACATTTGGGTAAGGCACGCAGATTTAGCGCACGGGCACGCAGGCGGAAACGATGTTACATCGCAGGTTGACTCTGCTGGAAATCGTCTCAGCCCTGGACAAATGGCTGCAACATACGACCACGTCTTTGTTACAAGTCATCAGGAAATGAAAAAAGAGGGGCGAACCGGGTACTCTACTGCCCCTGCCGGTAATCCTTGGGGGTCTGCTGCAGCGTGGGCACCGCCCCCGATGAGCACGATACAAGCGTTCAAGTTTGTGGAAGGGCCTTTGTTCAGCCAAGACACTGCCCTTAGCTTTGCACGAAATTCTGGGTTTATCGATAATATTACCGGGTCGTTCATAACCACCTACAACCCTGAAATTCTCGCTGCAGTTGAGAGTGTCCCAGGGTCGAATTTTACGAAGACGGCGATTCAGCAAGCACAAAAAGTTCTAAACTTCTCAGAAGTTTTTAGAAAAGTCATAGCAGACCCAACTGACTTTGTGAAAAAGGCAGCAGAAAAGTCTCTGCCGTCCTATGTCCCTGGAGCAACCAAGTTTGTTATTTCGACCCTTCAAAATCCTGCGGCAACAATAAAAACTGTTTTCTCTAAGCTACCCTCCTTACCAAACCCATTCAAATGACTTTCACCGAGGATTACGACCCAGGCTTTGTCAACTCTCCAGGGTTCGGCCAGAGTGCTACAAACCCATTGGCACCAGTGTTCTACAAATCTCTCGGAGTAGTTGAGAACCTCTGTGTATACGACTCAATTTACGCGGCCAACTCTGTAAGTGCCCACGTTTCTTTCTCCATCGGAAAAAGCTTCCTGAGTCAGGAAAGATTCTTTGTTGCTGTACCCACAACTTTTCTTGAACCGGTGACTTGCGAACAGGATCTGAGAGTCGAGGCGATAACCAACACGGACAGACTTATTGTGGACGGAAAAGAGTACCGAGACCGGGTTATTGTCGCTAGGAACGGAACTTTCCACGCACTGGTGAGAGTCTAATGGCAGTACGTCGCCCATCGGTCTATCGCCAAGGGGAATTTATCTTTCAGGACTTCTTGTACTTTCAGGACGGGGCAAGTGAGCTGCGGTATGTCCTAGGAAAGTATGATGGGGAGCCCTACGAGTCCGTTGCTCAAACTTTCGATCACCCCGCACCAGGTTTAAGGGGAGGGAGCATAGTATCCCGAATAGACTACACAGTGAGCGGTAAGTTGCTCACGATAGACAATTGGGAAGTCAACTGGAGAGACGAGTGGCCCCTTCGTCTGGCCTTCCAATTCCTTATAAATTGTCTCTACTCTCCAGCTCAAGGATACTCGGTGCGAGCCCATAAGGATATATACTCGTTTTGGGTGTCCGAGAACCTGTTCCCTGTGTCGAACGACCCAAAAGATTACTTGCTGCGTTGACTGCTTTGTGAGTTTCGCCCCGTTACAGGGTAAAACCTTGTACAAGGAAAGAGTCGAATGTCAGTACCGCAGATAAAGGAGGCCATACTCTCAGCACCAAGTACGGTTGTCCTATACTTCGATAGCCCACTTGACACTCGGGTCAGTGTCCCCATAAGTTCTTTCACTGTGAACTACGGCCAGTACGGAGTAGAGACATTCGTGTACTCCTCGGACACAATGGTGTCCCTTGGCCTAGACAGCTGTTTGTCTGCTTGGGACGAGGTATTTGTTTCCTATGAGCCCCCCGTCGCCTTAGCGTCCTGCATGAGAGGGCCAGTCCCCCCCACAGCCAGTGATGTTGTCAAGAAAAGAAACGCAGTACGAGGCTTTTACCGAGTTTCAGTCAGAAACACGCTCACACCGAGCGAACAAACGGAAAGCTCTCGCAAAGGTTCCAACCTTGGGCAGACCATTGGCGGCTACGGCTATCCGCATCAAGATCGCTCAGGTGTATTAACTCCGAACAGGTCTGACCCGCGAAGTGCGTCCCCCGACGACTTCATTATCGCGTACGGACTCAAAGAGGCCATACAACTTACGAACATTGACGACGCGAGTGCAAACTCGGTGAATGTTGCCAAGATGCGAATGGCAATCGAGGATGCAAACGCTCTCATAGACTCATACATTGAGCAATCAGGGAAAGCGGGAAAGGTGCTAATTACGAGTAACCGCCGCCGAACAGCTCTTATTATAGCTCGATACTACCTGGATAATGTTCGGCGAAGAGAAGATGTTTTCAAGGACTACACTGAAGCGCTAAAGCAGCTCGACGCCGAACGAGAGATGACGTCGGTTCGTGCAGGCCATGGCGATTCAGCTATCGACACCAAAGCGGGAATCATGCGTTCTTGGCGCGTTCCCCAACGGTACAACGGAGTTTCAGGTAAAGGTTTCGGCGGATGGAACACGGACATGGCGGGAGACCAGGCTCCGGACTTTCGTGCTGGTTTCGGGGCAACGGGGCAAAACAACTCTGAAACTAACTGGATCTCAGCACGAAACTACGAGGACTTAGGTGGGACCCCGCAAATTACAGAGCCGAACGACGCAGGTGGCTATCGCGTTAACGGCTCTGATACGATCTACCCTTAAGTCCTAACCTAAATGGAACTGAATACAATAACGAAAATAGAGCAATTCCTCTGCGACTCTCTTATTGCCTCCCCCCTCATACCAATTGGGGTTAATGTATTGCGTTTGGCTGACGCGGTTGAGAATGAGGGCGTTGTAACTCAGACGAACAACATTGTTGTGCGCTACGAAAGCTCAACAAGCAATGTTAAGAACCGAGTGCCTTTCATATACGAAGACACTCTCAATTTCGAGCTTAACTTTTCGTGCCAAAACTACCTGACGAGTTCAGGGCACGACTTTGCCACGCAACTCCTAATGGGCGCAAAAATCACACTGTCGGGAAGCGCTCCTTCAGGCGCTTACGTGCAAGTTTTGGAACCTTTTCGCTGCTCTACATCCCAGTTTACAGGCTTAAGTCCCGAGTCCCAGTACACCTACACTCAAAACTGGTCCGTAACCATAGAGGAAACCCTGCCGTATATAGCACTCGACCCTTGTGTTCAACGTGGTGATTGCCGACAAATTTTCCCCACACGAAATGTCCTAACTTCCTTGCCTTTGGCGGGTGTCCTCGATGAGGCAACAGGGAGTGTATATGTGCCATGGTACCCTGAGATGAACCCCCTAGAGGCAGAGTTCACGGACGCACTCGGAGTGCAGTGGAGTGAAGAACTCACGCAGTCAGGAGATTGGGTCTATGTATGCAGCCCGAGTGAAGTATTCCTCGAAGACCCTTTAAATCAGCCAATCTACTTATTAAGCAATAAGAATTTCACGGCGGACGGTCGCTTGGTTGTAACAATTTGGAACGCCACAACAAAGCAGCCCATAAAGGAAGTTTTCTATGTTGACTCTGGGAAAAAGCTTGCTCGTTACGCTGTGGATCTTTGGAGGAACACGGTTTCTGGTGCGACTAAGGGGGGGATAGACCCCCTAAGTGTGAAAGATGCGTCCTGGTCTTCGGGACTCACTTACGGGGAGTTCGCAGTTGTAAGGGGGGCGAATCAAACCTTGTACTCGGACCCTCTGGACCCGAATGGCAAGTTGCAAACTTTAATGGGCGGAGCACTCGTCGGTGTGAAGCCAGACACGTTTATTCAAACACCGAGGGGGCGGTTCTACTTTGTAGCTCAGTCTCCGCAGGGTAAAGGTTGGTTGGTACAAGATTCCTTCGAGCTTGCGTCAATTAACTCCCTATGGAAACTCGGCTGCATTCCTTGTGAGGGTGGGCCAAATCCCCCAAGTCTCTGTTAAGTATGGCAACTCCCGCACAACTCTGGGCACAGTACGACGTTGCTGTTAAGTCCAACAATACAGCCTTGGCACAGGCGATCCTTAAACAATTGCAAAACTTCAAGAGTTACCCAACTTCAAATACAGGGTGCTCACGATGCAGAAAAACACTATGACAACAAGTTCGAACGACAAAATTTTGAGGCAGAAAGAGACCCTTGCCGCAGCAGCATTGCAGGTTGCTGAAGACGCTCTTGAGTTACTTCAAGACCACTTGGAGGAGTGTAGTACTCGGGATCTTGTGACGGTGTTCAACTCGGCTGTGAAAGCACACCGCGAGATTGTGTCGGATATTGTGAGTCTGACCGATTCGGAGAGCAAACAGGAGCAGATCCTGGCGAAAGAGTATAACGGGACACTTACGAAATTGCTGAAAAATCTTGAGTGAGAGACCCGTAAAACGTATAACAGTGTAATATGAACTTTCGCCCCCCGTCTATAACACACGCTTCTCAGTTAGAGGAAAAATCCCGGTGGAGAAAATATACGAAAGGTATTCGAGAGCTTGAACTTCTTGAGGCACCTCGATCTGTAATTCAGGAGTTCAGGTTCAAGGCTGCCCGAGATTGTTTCCTGGCCTTTTGTGATATCATGAAAAATGGGGACTTAAACGTTTCCCCCTTTCACGAGATTATTGCAAGTGCCTTTGAGGATCTTTTCGAACGTCGATACAATCGGCTTATTATTTCGTGCCCCCCGCGTTCAGGAAAGTCTATGCTTTCCACTATGTTTTTAGCGTGGTTGCTCGGAAAAGACGAAAGAACTCAGCACATCTTGGCTTCTTACGGTGCTTCCCTATCTCAGAAGTTTCACAGAGAAGCTGTCGTAATGATGAAGACTCCCTCGTTTAGGAAGGTCTTTCCTGAGTTTTCAGGATTTAACCGTGACTCGAAATATGATTTAGTGGGTGGTGGTTATGTACTTGCGACATCCGTTGGAGGTATTCTCACTGGGTTCACGTCTGGAACCATAGACATGGAATCCACGGGTATTGGTGCAGCACTAATTGACGACCCATTGAAATCTTCTGACTCTAAAGCAGCGCTGGACAACTTAGAAAGTTGGTGGGCAGAGCAAATGTCCACACGAAGAACAAACCACTACGCTCAAGTTATTATAGCAACCCGTTTTCATGAAAAAGACCTTCACGGGGTCTTGATGGATGGAGATGGTTTATACGACCCGGAAGATAATCCTTTTGGATGGAGGTGGATAAACATAGCAGGGCTCTGTGAGGACCCTGACAATGACCCTCTAGGTAGAGAGATGGGAGAAAGCCACTGGCCCGACAACCCCGCTTTCTCTGTTCCGATGCTTGAGTCCCAGAAAAAGATAATGGGTAGCTTTAAGTTCGCAGCACTTTACCAAGGGGTTCCTGTATCGGCTGAGGGACAGATTGTAAAGAATAGCTGGGTCAAGGTAATTGAGGAGGAAGACTGCCCTACCCTGGACGTTGTATGGTTTGGAGTTGACTGCGCTTTCTCCGAGCGAGAGAAAGCAGATGAAAGTGCGATCTGCGTCGCGGGCATAAACACTCGTAATCCAGATACTGTTTACATTCGTGAGATTGTTAAGGGTAAGTGGGGCTTTCCTGACTTAATTGACTCAGTAAAGCAGCATTACACCCTATACAACGCAAAAGTTCTGTGCATTGAAAAAGCAGCATCGGGGCACTCTCTCATTCAAATGCTGAAGCGAGAGGCTAAGATACCTATTGAGGAGATGAGGCCGCTAAAGTCAAAGACGACTCGCCTTCAGGCAGTTTGCCCTTTACTTGAAAACCATCGCGTTATACTGGTTCGAGGACTATGGACTGACGCGTTCGTAAAAGAACTAACGTCTTTTCCGTACGTTCGCCACGACGATAGTACTGACGCCATGGTATGGGCGCTGACTTACTACTCGCTCAAAATTGACTCCGTTGACCGGGGCATACAAGACTCGATCATTCAGAGTCGAAAATGGGCTGGTGACCTACGCAGACCGATGTTCAGAGACGGTCACTCCTACGGTGGGCTTTTCGAAGAGCGAATTGTATCGGTCGGGGGACGAAGAGTCCCCCGCAGTACGGGCTTAAACGACCCTGACCCCCAGTCTGCCGAGACACTTGATAGGGGCATTTTCCGGGGTGGCCGCAGCCGAGGTCTTCGAAGTGGGTCCGGCTACGACCTTTTCAATTAGTTTACTTCAGGTTTCGACCCATGGAGTGAATTCCAATCAATTTCAACCAACCACGTAAAATGAAGTCTAAACACCAGAAAGTAACGCATGCTTCCCAGCTAGCAGAGAGCTCAAGCTGGAGGAGCTACCAAAGAAAACTTCTTGAGCTGAAACTTGAGGGGTTGCCTCAAGAGGCTTACACTAAGGAAAGTGCAAAAAATAGCTTTCTTGCTTTCTGCGATCTTGTGTCCGATGCAGGAGGTTTCGCACTCGAAAACGCACCGCTCGATGCAAAAGCGTACGAAGTGATAGGGTCCGCCTTTGAGGACATTGCAGAAGGAAGGTACCCAATTCTCCTCGTGTCAATGCCACCACGATCAGGAAAAACCACTCTGGGGGTTCACTTATTGTCCTGGCTCTTAAGGAAAGACTCTACTGTTAGTCATGTAGTAACTTCTTACGACCAAAGTGCATCCAGATTTGCAGCAAGTAGGGTGAAGGAACTGATTAGTACTCCTTCCTTTGGAGGGATTTTTTCTAAAGTTCATTTGGAACCGCACCATGTTTCGCCGTCTGCTCCTGGGAGTTCTGTGTGCGGTCTCGCCTACGGGGGATTCAGAGGGGCCGGAGTTTGGTTGATCGATGACTATCATAAGTATATGGGCAATGGTGTTAATAGTGAATGGGTGGAGCAAGTTGGAACCCTAGGAGTAGCGAATAGGGCCACAGTTGTTCTCGGGTCTCGAAGAGGTGAGGGAGACATTTTCAGCTACTTTCTGGAAAAGTACGGTGTCTTTGACCCTGTTCTTAACCCGAAAGGAGCCGTTCACATTAACTTGTCCGCCATCATTGAGAGCGAAGAAGAAGCCAAGGTTGACATCCTCGGCAGGAAACCTGGACAGAGCATCAATGATGCTAACACCACATTTAGCCCGAAGAATCTTCAGGACTTGCGGAAAACAATAGGAGATGTAAAGTTCTCGTGGTTGTACAAAGGGGTGCCCACTAGCGGATTCGGAGTCTACTCTGAGGTCCCACCTCTAGATAAGGTTATTATCTCTATTGACCCTTCTTGCTCACCCCTCAACGCTAACAAGACTGGGATTTGTGTAGCAGGGTCTACGAAGGAAAAAGACTGTGTGTACATTCTCGAAGCGTACCATGCAAATTGGAACTTGGAGACTGTTGGCGTAATTGTTTCTCTGGCCGCCAAAGCATACGGCGTGACAGAAGTTGTTATTGAGTCGTCTATGGCGAGTGAGCACTGGAGACAGTACCTAGAGAAGCTAGGTTTACCTGTTCGAGTGAGCAAGGAGAGAGTGGTGGCTAAGGCACTTGCGACCAATCTAATGGTAAAGTCGGGGAAAGTAGCATCCAACCCAGATATACACAACGTGTTGTTTAAAAGTTGGGAGTGCATTGGATCGTACTCAGATATAATGGATGCTATTTTGGTTAGCTTCATGGAACTGCTTCCACCTGCTGTTTAATTCCGGTGTAGATTGCGATTCGCAACCGCACAAAAAGTTGCTGTTGTTTCTCTACAGTTAAAATGGCTATTTCACCCACTGACAAAAACACTGAAATAATGCAGGAGCTACACGGCACTCGCTGCCTCATTACAAGTCCTTCCTCGGACAAGTACCTTCGTCAAGCGAAGACACGAAAAGAGTACCTGATTCCCGAAGACTCCTACTCTCGGTGGTGTGGCGGGGCCGACGGTTTTGATCTATTCGTAGAAAGGGTTCACGAGTGACTTGGACAATATAAGTCAGGCGAAAAAAAAGGGGGGGCCAGCGGGTAAAATCACTCGTAGGGTTTCCCTTTCACAATAAACTCTACCAAACGTTTCGAAGAGGGAGAAGGATTATGTAGTCCTGGTTATCAACGAAGAATACACGCTATCCACTGTTGTCAAATCCTCTTATACTATGTTGAAAAGTCGAGACAAGCGAAAGTCACGTCGCGCTGAAACAGCTCAAACGGTTGAACGTTCCTACGGCAGGGGTATGGATGTCATACCTTTCTACTCAAAGTCTGACCGCCAAGAAGATCTTTGGACTTCCTTAAACAAAAATACAGTCACCATAGCTATTGGACCCTCCGGAGTTGGAAAAACTCTTGTGGCTTTGTGGTGGGGTTTGACTGAGATTTCAAAGGGTAATATACAGAAAGTTTACTACATTCGAAGTGATGTAGGATGCTCTCATCAAAGAAGTAGGGGTGCCTTGCCTGGAACGCTTGAGGAAAAGATGAAACCTCTTGTTGGACCAGTATACGACAATTTGGTTGTAATGACTAAGAGTAGGGGGGCTGCTGACTACTTGGTTGATAAGAAAATTGTAGAGCCCACTCTTCTAGAAGACTTACGGGGAAGATCGCTAAATGAGTGTCTGATTCTTTTTGATGAGGCTCAGAACTCTATGCCCGAAAACGTCAAAACCGTCATTAGTAGGGTTGGAAAAGATTCAAAAGTTATCATTACAGGAGACACTAGACAAATTGACCTCGATGTGTTTAAACCTGAAAACGGACTCTTAGACTGCTACCATCGACTTTCATCCATTCGGGGTGTAGGGAGAGTTAAGTTTGAAAGAGAGGATATTGTAAGAAATGGAATTATAGCTGAAATCTTGGAGGCTTACGAAGCTTGATCACTAATTTCCTTGACGTGGTATCATGATTGAGACAAGGGGCCGAAAGGCCCCTTTACGCTTGAGAAGCAAACAGGGTAAAAAAAAAGGGGGGGGGGCGAGACCTGCGCACTTCCGTAGTCTTCACACTTTCAACCATGAACAAACTCGACCACTGTTACCTTGAAGCCCTTTCAGAAGCACTGAAAGGTAACTTAGGCGAGGCTTTAGAACTTCGCAATGAAGCGGATGCGTTAGCATCCGAAGGTTTCTCCTTCTCTGAGGACTACGGGAGTAAATACCCGTTCATTGAAGAGGCTGTAAACACACTCCTTGGCTCTTTTGACTTTACAAGATGTGTCCGAGCCGACGGCTCGGCCTATGGTACCCGAGGGAAGTGTAAGAAGGGTACAGAGCAAGCCAAACCCATACAGATGACTTCTCTTGCCAACTCGCGACCTAAGAGAATGGGAGAGTTATTGAGAGACCATAAAAAGGCACTAAAGGATTTAAAGTCTCTCCATAGGAGGGGAACTTCTATATATGAGCCAGGGGGAATTTTTCAGGAAGTTATGGACAAAGAGGAAGAGGTGTTTAAAACAGAGGGAGAATTAATGAACGAGGAACCTAAATTAGCAAGAGCAATTTCTGTTAGTGCCACTCAATTAGCAAATCAGTATAGGGGTCAGGCTGATAAACAAAGACAAAAACTGGAAAAACTGGTCCAGAATAATGGATCAGGTTACATACGACCAGGGGGACGTCGAGACCAGGAGAGTGAAGCAAGACACGCTTGGGGTAGAAATGATGATGCAGCAGATTTCCACGATAAGCGAGCCAAACAGGCGGATGGAATTTTGTTAAAGTATAAATTAGACGCGGTGTAGAATTACGCTAGCCGAGATAGACTCAGGAAGGTGCGGGGTGCTTTCAGGGTGAGTTTCAACTCACCCAGGGTTACGGGGGGGGGGGGTAAAACTCACCATAGCCAGACATAACAACAGCACCGTGATTTGTGCCCCGCCAAAGCCCAGCCTTGAGGCAAAACCATGAGGAGAGACACTCGCTTCCCTCGCCCCGACCGCTTGGCCTTAGAACAAAGCCTGCCACCTGGCTCCCTCAGCCACCCTCAGTCCCACGGAGTGTGGTCCGTTTTCTTGCAGTGTGACGACCCCTCAGATGTTGCACACAAGTTTCGTTCGTATCGCGACAGCAACCTGTGCACAATCCCCCGCGAGCAACTTCGAGCAATGCGAGACACCTTGATCCTTGGTATGAGAGAATCGAACAAAGCATCGGCAAAGCCACTCAAGGAAAAGCAAAAGGGCCGGCATTACGCTGACTACGACAAAGAATGGGTGGAAAAGCCCCGTAATGGAGC